ATGGGTAAAATTATCTTCCGGTGTTAATACATTAACTGATGATGAAGTAGCTCAACTTAGAATACAGAAAGGCAGACTTACAATAAAAGGAGACGATACATTAGCAAAAGAAAATGTGCTTTTTGGAGGTATAATGAAACCAGGGGGAGGTCTACGACAAGGGATAGACACCTCAGGAAATGTAAACACAAATAGTGCATACTTACTAAGACCTAGTATGGGATTTAGACCTATGGGAGGTATAACATCCATGACAGTAAAGTCAAAGAATACTTACGGTACCTTAAGAGAAGCAGATGTTAAATTTTCTGTATGGTCTTTAGAAGAGTTTGAAGTAATGGAAAGACTTTATCTACGACCAGGATTTACAATGCTACTTGAATGGGGACATTCTCTTTATATTAATAATGATACTACATTAGAGAAAACAATTAAGACAATAAGCCCAGACTTATTTTTTAAGAAAGGTTTAGAAATGTCTAAAATTACAGATGAAATAAAAAAAATAAGACAAGAGAGTGATTACAATTACGAAGGAATGATTGGGTATTGTAAAAACTTTTCTTGGAATTATAACTCAAACGGAGGGTACGACTGTAGTGTAAGTATAATATCAACAGGAGAGATACTAGAATCAGCACCGGTAAAACTCTCCCCAGGTAATTTAATACCTAAAGATGAAATGGATTCTGCAACTAGTGATGAAGGTAAGGAACAGAGAAAAAGTATCTTCCACTACTTCTTACAAAAACTAGCATTACTAAAACAAGGTGTAGTCGGTAAAGAAACCCTTGCCAGCGAAGCACCATCATTAGCTGCCCCGCTACAAGACTTTATAGTATTTTGGGCAGCTGTTGAAATAGATGATAGTTGGCTTTGGGATACAGAGGCACCGATGCATTGGGTACCGCTGGCACTTATCTTAGATATATACAATAATTTTGTAGCGATAAAAGATCTTACAAAAACACCGGGTACTCCAAATGCTACTATGTGTAAGTTTAATACAGATATTAAGAAATCCACAAAGTTTATAACAGGTCCTAAGCACTTTTCACCGGATCCGTTGGTATGTGTAATACTGGCTCCAAACGACGAAGGGTTAGGCGTACTGCCTTTTATACACGGAGCTACCCAAGGTCTGCCAGCGGAAATAACTAGTGATGTACTTAATATATATATTAACTCTCTATACCTAAAAAGCAAGTTTGATGAAGCTTTGGATACAGATGGAAAGTTTAACAAAAGTATGTCCGATGTATTGAAGAGTATTCTAGATGGAGTATCTACAGCACTGGGAGGTATAAATGATTTTGATATAGCATACGATGATGAAGATCAAGGAGGAACTTTTTACGTAATTGATAGAAACTTAACACCAGAAACCAAACCACCTGCAGAATTAACACTAGTAGGGGTTAACAGTATCTATAAAGAAATAAGTATTAGTAGTAAAATTAGTAACGAGACTTCCTCTCAAATTGCTATTGCTGCACAAGGGACAACACAGAACTATTCTGAAAATGTGGAGAACATGTTAAAATGGAATCCAGGTATTGTAGATAGGGTTGTAGTAACTAAAGATGTTCAAGCTAAAAATAAAGACGGAGAAGAGGCAGTAAAAGCAGATCAAGAAGAAATTCTACAGGATTGGAAAGACTCTATAAAAACATTCTTTACAGATTTTACAGGAGGAGGATATGATAAAGACGAGTTAGAAGCTGTAAAAACAGAACACGCTCACTATACTGTAGAAAACGTAACAAGAAGACCGGCTTCAGGAACAGATGCAGGACCATCTCCAATACCTGTTGAACTTACTCTAAAACTAGACGGTATTGGAGGACTTAGAATAGCATCAACCTTTAGAATATCTCCAGGACTTTTACCTGACAAGTATAACGGTAAGTTCGGATATATCATAACAGGGGTAGAACACACAATCGGTACCAATAGTGTATGGGAAACCTCAGTAACAACTCAGTTTTATTTATTAGAACAGTTAAAACAAGAAGCAAGACAACCACAAGTAATTAACCCAACACCGCCACCTTCACCAAAAGCAGTTGGAGCAGCAAATTATACACCACCAGGACCAGTACAACCAGGAGAGGACCCAGCACCTATTATTAATCCTAAGAAAGTAGGAGCAGTAGGTTATAATGCATCACCACTTGTTGCAAACTCAAAAACAAATGGAGGACAGAATGGTTTACTAAGTCAAACAAATCCTAAACTACTTGTATTTATAGGGGAAACTAGCGGAGCAAGTACTTATTACAAAAACCCTGCTACAAAAGCACCAGAATACATGTTACATCCAGCAGCTGCTAAAGCATGGAAAGCCTGGAAAGCAGATATGAAAGCTGCAGGAATTTCCTACAGAATGTCCAGTGCATATAGAAGTAAGGTACACCAAGGAGGATTAAAACCAGGCAGCACTGTAGCAAGCCCAGGATCATCACCACATGGATGGGGAGGAGCATTAGACTTTGGAAACCTTCATGGAATTGTGAATGGAAGCGGTGATCCAAAGAGAAATCAAGAAGGAAGAAAAACTCCTATCTATAAACAAATGGCAACACTGGGTGCTAAACACGGATGGTATAATCCTTGGAGATTATCAGACGTATCAGGTACAGATGAATTATGGCATTTTGAATACTGGGGACCAGCTTAATAATATACCACAATGGCAAACATAGAAGTAAAAAGCTTTACATACAGAACATACCTTGAAGGTATGGACCCTGTTATAGAGGTGTACGCAGATGGGGCATTTGTAAGAAAAGAAGTATGGTCAGGAGTAAATTTTAATATAGATTCCGCAAAAGGACATGTTTCTAGAACAGTAGAAAATTTTGGAGCATTAGGAAAAGGTAATGTAAATTTTTATAAATTAGCACCACCACCACCTCCGCCTCCAACACCGGAAATAGTACCACCACCACCACCACCGGAGCCACCACCAGCACCGGATAGAAAAAAGAAAGGATCTTGGTACTTACCAAAATCTAGATATAGAAAACCTAAATCAACTAACGGAGGAGAATTTGTTATTAAATCTACAAAAGAACCATACACAGGGAGTTATATAGAGACTTTCAAGAAAAAATACTATGCAGGGAGCTCTCCAGAGCAAATGGGTGAGGAGTTAGAAAAGGTAAGAGATAGAGGAGATTTTGACTTATTGGGGGAAGCTTTTGCAACCCTAAGTCCATTACTACTCAAGGCACTGAAAGGAGGAGTAATTAGAAAAAAACCAACCACAAGTGAAGTAGTATTAGGAGAGGTAAAAAGATACTTTACACAAGATCCGGTAACAAATAAAATTGTAGAATTAACAAAACCGGATTATGTAGAGCTTAAAAAACAATTACCAAATAGGAAATATGCAGAAGTGAATTGGAAGATACAAGGTCCTGCAGAAGATATAATGTTTGGAAATTATAAATACGAAGGAGCAGCAACTAAGAATCTAAATACTATAGTAGCACTGGAAAAACAAATGCCAGGAATTACTAGAGTTGTAAGAGACTTTGCATACCTTGTACCGCCAACACGTCCAAGTCAACTATTCATACCAGACACACTTTCAGCAACAGTAAAAGATCCTCTGATAGAATTAGAAAATTACCGAAAAGCAAATTTCGATACAAAAGAATAAAAATAAGGCTTGCTTTTGCAGGCCTTTTTTCTTATATTAAAGAAAAGGTTATAGAAAATGTTTTATATAGTAGAGACAGAGGAGCAAATACAGCTTCTAAAAAATTTAGGAAGGAAAGGAGGGTATGTAGAAGTCATTTCTTCAAATGATAACTACCATCCACTTCTTACAACTACTGTAGCAATCTACTTAAGACCCTTAGATCATCCAGAAGGATACATTATTCCAATAAGCCATGACGAAGGATTAAACTTATCAAAAGATTGTGTCTCTGACATACTAAAAGAATACACAACCCTTTATACGTTTGATAAGAAAGAATTGATGTACCACTTTATATTAAAGGATGTTATAGATCTTTCCCTACTTTATTCAATGACTTCTTACAATAGACTTGAACTTCCAAGATCTAATTCAACTTGCAATTGGTATTACAATCGCTTTCATGATTTTAAAGAAATAAATGCTATAATTCCAATATCAAAGCTATTTGAAAAATGTGAGGAGAATTATAAGTCATTACAAAAGATATTGCAGATTGCAATACCCAATGGCTTTGATTTCTATAATAAAACTGCAACGTCTGTTTTCTTTATGATTGAGAGAGCTGGACTGAGAATAACCTATCAATCTTTTCTAGAATTGTTTAAACCAAACAATCCTGTATATAGTATTGATAACAATATTATATATACTTCGTATAATTTATATAATACAACTTCTCGTCCAACAAATGCTTTTAATTCAGTAAATTTTGCTGCAATACCAAAAGCACCTGAATTTAGAAAAGCAATTATTCCTCAGAACGATGTATTTGTAGAAATGGACTTTGATGGATATCATTTAAGACTATTATGCGAACAAATAGGTTATGAATTAACAGATGAATCCGCACACGTTCAATTGGCTAGACTGTACTTCGGTAAAGATGAAATAGCTGAAGATGAATATGCGAAAGCAAAACAAATTAACTTCCATGCCATTTACGGAAAGATTCCACCTGAGTATGCTTTCTTAGAAATCTTCGATAAGATTCAGAATTATATAAACGGTCTTTGGAAGCAATTTAAAGAACAAGGATATGTAGAAGATCCAATATCAGGAAAAAGATTTACACAAGATCTTCCAGAGATGCATCCGCAGAAGCTTATGAACTATATGATGCAGAGCTTGGAAACCTCAAGAAATATTCTTATATTAAAAGATGTGCTTATGTTTCTTCAAGATAAGAAA